CGAGCAAGACTTCGGCGGTGCCCACGCATATCGGAGCCAAACCCCCGGTGTTCGAGATGCCGGAAAAAGACATTTGGAAGGGCGGCATAGGCAATAAGCAGGCCCTGGACAAGATCGCTTTGAACGAGGCTTACGCAGCGTGGAATGAAGTGGTGGGCGCCAAAACGTAACAATAAACTTGGCTCCCGATTGACCGGCGGGAGCGGCATACGGAACACGGAGAAGTGACATGCCGATTCTTGGTCAAGGTGTAATTCCGTCGGGCGCGCTTGGCACGGAGTTGCAGTATGTGGTGCGACGGGCTTTCGTCAAGAAACTCGTTGTCCAAATTTACAACACGAGTCCGCTCACCGCGGCGCTCATTGCCAACAGCCAGCCTGCATCCGGCGGCGTGTCCTCCGTCACGATACCGGCTCAGGGCAGTCAGTTCGTCAACATGCAGTGGGTCGGCTACGATGGTTCGTTCTCCCAGCCGTCCGTGCAGCCGGGGGTTACGAACCTCGAATTCGACCTCAAGGCTGCGGTTATCCCGATTCCCTACGTGGGTTTCGAGGGGTTGATCCAGGACAGCCACGAAATAATTCCGTTGCTCGCAGCCCGCATGAATGACGCGGGTAATGTGTACTGCGATGGCGTGGCCACCGCGCTCTACAACAACATCACCAATACGCAGCAAGTTATCGGTCTGCCGGCGGCTGTCGACGACGGCACCAATGCCGTTTCCTACGGCGGCCAGTCGCGCACGATCCAGACTTGGTTAAAAGCCAAGCGCTACGCCGCCGGTTCGGTCAATCCGACGCGCGCGCTGGTTGCCCAGTACATCACCGGCACGTTCAAGAACGGTGGCGAGCTCCCAACCTTCGGGGTGATGGGGCCGGCCACCTGGCAGACGCTGCAAAACGATTACCTACCCAACGAGAGCTATGTCATCACCCCGGAGAAGGGGTTCGACGATGAGCCTTGGGGAGCCAGAAGCGCGTTTCGCGCGCTGATGGTCTCGGGGGTGCCGGTCTACATGGACCCCTACTGCCCCGAGGGCACGATGTATCTGCTGAACACCGGGTACATGGCTTTTTATATCCACGAGCGCGCGGCTTTTGCCTTCACGGGTTTTGAATCCACGCTCTCCAACTGGCAGATCGGTTACATCGGCGCGATACTCTCCTTGCTCGAGCTCGTGCTTGCCAAGCCCAAGGTATGCACGGTGGTCACGGGCTTCACCTTCGTCGTGATCTGAGGAAACGGACATGGGACAGAACAAAATTGGCGCGGGTTCGGCCCTGTTGGCGGTAACGCTCCCTATTGCCATGCCTGCTGGCGCGGTGTTTGCCGTTCCGGCCGGCCAGGGGCTTGTCGGGGCGTTCGGCGCCGTGGCGGCGCCGCAATTGAACGCCGGCAACACGCTCTCCGGGCAGTACGTTTTGCAGCTGGGCCAATACACCACGCTGCAGGTCTATGACGCGGGGCTGCAGTACTGGCGCAACGTGAACATCGGCCCGATGCAGCTGGTGCCGGTATCAAGCGATGGCATCAACTACCGCATCATCAATTCGACGGGCTGCCCGGTGGGGGCGCTGGTCACGGCTGCCGGTTCGGGCGGCACGAATGGCTTTTTCGGCTACAACCAGAGCCGCGCGGCCATCAATATCGTCAATGGCATCACTACGCTGGGCAATGCGATCTTCACGATCACACCCAGCGCGGGCGGGAGCCTGTGGAACGCCATCGTGGGCGGCGCCATCAACACCACGATCAGCCTGACCGGTACGGTCTACCAGAACAATCCGGTCTTCGGTGGTACGGGCACTTCCTTCACGGCGTCGGGCGGGTCGAACTACCTGGCCGCGCCGCTCCTTGTCTTCACGCCGCCCCCGAACCAGGGTCAGCAGCCCTACATCCTGCCCGAAGCGATCTGCACGATATCGGCCGGTGCGATCAACTCGATCACGGTCACGCAGCAGGGCGCTGGTCTGCTGGGCCTGCCCGGCATCACGGTGGTCAACGCTTACGGCGACACCACGGGCGGCGGCGCGCTGCTCGGATGGATCGCGGCCAACGCCGGCCAGGTCGGCAGCGGTACGGTTATGGCCATGTGGCCGACTTTCCCCGGTACGGCCTTGACCGCTGTGCCGACTTTCGCTTACGGCGGCACCAGCAATCCGGCTCCGACGGCGACCGCGATCATGAATTTCACGATCACGAGTTTCACAACCGGTACGGCTGGCGTGGGCTACGTAGGCGCGGGCGGCATTGTGTTCGGCGGTATCGTCGCCGGTTCGGCGGCCAACACCAATCCGATTCTGGACAAAGCCCTTTCAATTCCCGTACCGCCACCTTTGAACGTGGCGGCCACGACGGGCATTCCGACTCTGGCAGGCCCTTTTGGCGGGGTGAACTTCCAGGCGATACCGCTCTACGCTGCCTTCTCCGCGGGTGCTGCGGCCAGCACGGCGGCGGCGATAACCGCTAACGTGGGCGGCGCATCCGATTCACTGCTCTTCATATCGATCTAAGGTGCGCTCATGAGCCTCAAAGACGTTTTCGATCGCGCCTCGCAGCAAATCGATGCCGGCGAGCACGTGATTGTGGAGTTCCTCGCCGGTGACTGGGCCAAGGTCAAGCACCTGTTTGAGGGCACGTCCATTCACGCCACGGTTATCCAGGAAATTCCCAAAGCCGCGTCGGTGACCGTGAAGGTGAAAAAGACGGAGCTCGACACGGCCAAGGAAACCGCAGCTACGCAGGAAGAGCGCGCGCCGGAGCCTGTCGCGGGGGAGGACAGTCTGGTTGTCGAATCAAACGAACCGAACCCAGCGTCGCCCGGTGAGTTCGAGCCGGCGTCGCCTGGCCAGATCAACCGTTAGGCACCCCGGAAGGCAGAGTTGACCTATGCCACACAGCGACAGCATTATTTTCGTCAAGAACACCAACGATTTTTATCACGAAGATCGTTTCGACGGGGAGGATTATTCTTTCCCGCCTGGTGAGAAGACCCAGATCCCGATCGATGCCGCGCGCCACATGTTCGGCTACGGTCTCAAGGACAAATCCGAAACGTTGGTTCGCCTGGGCTGGGCCATGCGGCTCAACAAGGAGACCAAGCGCTTTGAGGAAGACCCTACCGGTGTACAGCGCCTGTCCCGGTTCGTCTTCACCCGCGCGGTGATGGTCGAAGAGGTGGTTGGGGCCGCGGAGGAAACCGCGTCCGATGACGGGCTCGAGATTGCGTGATGCATGACGCTGCTCTCGACCTACGAAGTGCAGGTAGCCGACCTCCTGCATGACCTTAATAACACCAAGTGGACGATTCCGCAGCTTGACCGGTACATAAACGAGGCGCGTCGCAAACTCGTCAAGGATACGGGGTGCCTGCGCACCTTGCAGCAGGCGTTCGTAACCCAGGCCCAGGAGGCGTACACCTTCGGCCAAATCACGGGGGGCGTCATCAATGCGGGCGGGGCGAACTACACCGCGCCGACGATCGCGTTTTCGGGCGGGGGAGGGGGCAGTGGTGTAGCCGCCACGTTGGGGGTGAGTGGGGGCGCGGTCAACGCAATCAATTTCACAAACTTCGGAAGCGGCTACACCTCTGTCCCTTCGTATCTCATCACGGACGCCACCGGTTCGGGCGCTAGCCTCTCCTTCGGAATCTTGAGCGCCAACACCTTCGATATCCTCAACACCAGCATCGTCTGGGGGTCGCAGCGCTACTCCTTGGAATGGCGTGCGTTTCGTATCCTCTCTGCGCTGATGCGTCAATGGCTAGCGGCCAGCTACACCCGCCAGCCAGTGATGTGGGCGACTTACGGGCAATCGCAAACTTACCTCGGCCCACCCCCCGACCAGTCCTACCCGGTCGAATGGGACACGATCATCCTACCCACGGACTTGGCCGACTATGTGACCAACGACCCCATACCGATCGTGATGCAGGATTCGATCAAGTTCTACGCTGCCCACACGGCCAAGTTCAATAGCCAGAGCTTTGGCGAAGCCGAATCATTCCTGGGCCAGTATCGCAACAAGATGCTCGAGGATTGCGCGGCCTACACCGGCCGCATACCCAACATCTACGCCGCCGCGGCGGGTTGATCCGTGGCAACGGGCGCCTCCCCGATCAATGCCAAGGCCGACCCACGGCACAAGGGCGAGATAACTGAGGTTGACCAGGTATTTCGCGCTTTTGGCGGGGTGAACGTAACCGCCCCCCGGCAGTCCATCCGCGACGATCAATTCGCGTGGTTGGAGAACGCGATGCCGATCTCGCCCGGCAACCTCGCGGTCACCAATGCAGCCTCTTACAAGGGGGTCACCTACGTCCCTACGGT